GGAAGAAATCGAAACCAAAAAGGGCAATAGATTTATTATCCGCGCCGCTGGCTCAGCTGCTCGCGGAATTTCAGCTCCAGAAACTATACATCTAGACGAACTACGCATGATGAAAGACTTAGAAACGTATGCTTCGCTTCGATATACCCTTATGGCGTCTAAAAATCCCATGGTCGCCGCCTATACGAACGCTGGCGAAGCTGACTCCTTAATCCTTAACCAAATTCGGGAAAGAGCCATGGCTTCAATCGCTGGAGCTGACGATCCCGAAATAGGTTACTTTGAGTGGAGCGCTCCGACTGACGTTATCTCGCTTGAGAACGCGACGTATAGCAATCCAGCGTTAGGTCACACTATTAACATCGGCAACATTAAGTCCGTTCTCAATGACGATCCGACTGTCGTAATGACCGAGGTAATGTGCCGCTGGGTTCAAACAATTACCGGAGTCGTCGATTCTGAAAAGTGGAAAGAGTGTGCCGATCTAGACATCGACATAAATACAGAAAAACTTTCATGGCTTGCTATTGACGTTACACCGGACAGAAAACAGGCGGCTCTCGTTATAGCTCAAAAATTAGGTTCCGAGGATTTTATTGTAAAGCTGCTCCATACATGGTCTAACGATTTACATCTAGACGATCGAGCAATTGCTAACGACATTGCGCCTTATTGCAGAAAGTACCCGATTGAATACGTTCTTTATTCTCACAAAGCCGCGGGCTCAATCGCCACTCGATTACGTCCAGCTGGTATCCCGATATTTGACATGGATTCGTCATACCCTCAGAGCTGCGACGAATTGCTCGGAGCAATAAATAGCGGTCGTCTAAAGCACCGAAATCAAGCCCAGCTAACGGCTCAAATACTTTCAGCGGTTAAATTTCAACGTGGCGACGCTGGCTGGGTAATTGGACGTCGAGGACAAGCTCCAGTTTGCGCGGCGGTGGCTACAGCGTTAGTGACACACTTCGCGACACGCCCAGAGATGGACTTCGATATTATGACTGGCTAGTGCTATAACTCTGTAAGAATTGCCGCATGGGTATTCGTGATCTATTTGCGTCAAAGGTTGAAGCTGTAACGCCGCTGCAAAATAGCGACATCGAGGCTTCGCTCTCACCTGTATTCGCGTTAGATTCAATTTATACCTTTAACGGCGGCGCTACTCAGGCAACGCGCGAGGAAGCTATGAGCGTACCGACGATCGCGCGCGCTAGAGGAATTATTTGTTCCTCAATCGCTTCGGTCGGATTACAACTCCGGGACAATACGACGGGGCTAGAAGTGCCAAGCCCTAGAGTAATTCGTGATCCAGACCCACGCGTACCGGGTAGCGCTACTTATGTTTGGACAGCTGAGGATTTACTATTTTACGGATATGCCTATTGGCAAATTACCGAACTGTTTGCCGACACAATGCGAATTCGCTCCGTTCAGCGAATCGTTCCCACGCGTGTCGGCGTCTTTTTAAATGCTAACGGAACAGAAGTCATGTATTACACCATTGACGGAAAACAAATTCCAGAATCGGGAATCGGCTCGATCATTGTGTTCTACGGAAATGATGAAGGATTATTAAACCGCGCTGGTCGCACAATTCGCACCGGTGCAGAACTTGAGCGAGCAGCTGCGAACTATGCCCGCGAACCTGTCCCGTCAATGGTATTAAAATCAAATGGCACAGCGTTACCAGCTGATCGAATTGCAAAATTACTTGAGTCATGGGGCGTCGCTCGACGTAATCGCTCGACCGCGTTTCTTAATGCAGACGTTGAATTACAAACAGTCGGCTTCGATCCTGAGAAGTTACAGCTTGCGGCAGCTCGTTCGTATATCGCAACAGAATTAGCTAGGGCAATTGGAATTCCAGCTTTCTACGTTGACGCCGAAACTGGATCGAGCATGACTTATTCCAACGCCAACGTTACCCGAAAAACTTTGCTGGATTTTTCTTTGATTCCGATCATGACCAGCATATCCACTCGATTAAGTATGCCGGACTTTATTCCATCATCACAGACAGTTAATTTTAGACTAGAGGATTACTTGCGTGGAAGCGAAGCGGAACGAGTAGCAATTTACAAAACATTATTTGAAATCGGCGCAATTAGCGTTGAGGAAATCCGACAAGCTGAGGAAATGATAAAATGAAAATAAATATGCCGCTAACAATTACATCAGCCGACAGCGAATCTCGCACAATTACCGGTCGCGTCGTAACATGGAACGAAACTGGATCAACGTCCGCCGGACTTACGACCTTTAAGCCAGAATCTATCGCAACTAAAAATGTAAAATTATTACTTGAGCATGATAGAACTAGACCTATTGGGAAAGTTTTATCAATGACCGCAACAGAACAGGGAATTGACGCGACTTTTAAAATTGCGGAGACAACAGCGGGCAACGACGCATTAGTAGAGGCTGCGACTGGTCTCCGTGATGGTTTTAGCGTAGGAGTAAAAGTTAACGCGCACGATTTCGTAGATGGCGTGTTAGTAGTCGCAAAGGGATCTCTCGATGAGGTCAGCCTTGTCAGCGAGCCAGCCATCGACAGCGCGAGAGTCAGTTCCGTAGCTGCAAGTCAAGACGGCAGCGACGACGAGGACGACGAGGAGAAAGAAGAAATGAAAGCAACAGATGAAAATTCTGATCCCTTAGATGAGGAAACAGAAGAAACAAATCCAACAACAGAAGGAGACGAAGTGTCAGACACTACCGAAACCGCTCCTGCCGAGACATCGGTAGAAGCGTCAAAGCACGTTCCAATGGCGTACACAGCGCCACGTTCACCTATTGTCGATAAGGTTTCTTATTTACAGTATTCACTCAAGGCGTCAGTTCTACACGACGAGGACGCTCGCCAATATGTCAAAGCTGCCGATAACACAACATCAACAGCTCCCGGCATGGTTCCAACACCTCAAAGCCGCACAGTAATTAACGCATTAGCTAATGCCGATCGCGGCATGATCGACGCGCTATCTCGCGAAGCGCTTTCAGCTACAGGCATGACTTTCGAATTGCCTAAAGTCACAGCTGTCCCAACTGTAAGTAATATCGCTGAAAATGCTGCAATCACAGAATCAAATCTAAGCGCAACTTATATTTCGGTTCCCGTAAATTCCTTCAAGGGTCGCGCGATTTCCACGATTGAGCTCATCGACCGATCAGATCCCAGCTACCTTACAGCGCTCCTTCAAAATCTTGAATTTGCGTACGCTAAGGTCACAGACGAGTTCGCTGTCGGAACTATTGCCGGAGCTGGTCAACAGACAGGCGTTAATGCAAATACTGCAACTGGATTCTTAGGTTATACATCATCAGCTGCGGGCGCTGTTTATTCATCGTCACTAGGCTTCGCTCGTAACTTAGTAGTTAGCCCGGGACAATGGACTAACATCATGGGTTACAACGACAACGGCGCACCTCTTTACAATGCAGCGCAACCAAGCAACGCGGCTGGAAACGTTCGCGGCGATTCACTTCGCGGCGTCGTTTCACCGGGTCTAAATCTGTTCGTGTCACGTTCCATCGGTAACGCTGGACCAACAACATCAACAGGCGACTTCTCAATGGTTGTCGTTAACCCTGACGCATGGACATGGTATGAGTCCCCACGTTTTGAGCTGCGCACTAACGTAAACTCAGACGGAACCATTGACATTCTTTATTATGGTTACGCTGCAATCGCTCCTAAGATTCCATTCGGCGCTTGCTGGAACCAGACCTGAGATAACTAAATAATCATCGGTCGTTTCGCTCCCGAGGCGACCGAGCAGAACTAAGAGAGGAACGCTAATGCCACAAATAGTTACAGCGCAAGAACTTCGCGACGTGCTAGGTGTTAGCGTTTCTCTTTACTCAGACGCTTATTTAGAATCTATGATTTTAAGCGCTGAGGGCGCGATCTTGCCATTACTAACGGGCTATCAATCAGCGGTTACAGGTATCGAAGTCAAAGACTCAATGGCGTTTTACACTACGCAACGTATTAACTATTTCGTTCCCGGTCAAACTGTCGAGATTACAGGTTGCGGAGCTGCGTTTGATTTAACTGTCACAGTTAACGATCATCAAATTGCGCCCTACATATTTACGACCGCAACAGCTGCACCAGATCAAATTTTTACGCCAATTATTCCCGCTGGTTTAGCTTGTTTAGATGGCTCAACAGCTGGCGACCTTTACTCAGGCGTTCAACCTGTCAAGTCCGCAATCCTTGTCGTATCGGTCGAGGTATTTCAATCGATCACAGCTCCGGGCAATACTTCCGCTCAGGTTGACTTCAATCCGTCGCCGTTCGTGCTCGGTCGATCATTACAGAATCGCGTAATCGGTTTACTAGCTCCGTTCGTTGACGTAGAAACTATGTGTCAATAATGCCAACCAGTATTCAGGCTAACGTTCGTGCGCCCCTAGCAACCGCTCTCGCTGGCGTAACGGCGTCGGTCTATGAGTCAGTTCCCGAGGCGATTATTCCGCCCGCTGCGATCATTGTCCCCGGAACTCCGTATTTAGAAACGACGCTAATTAGCAGCTCAATTCAGCTCAAAGTTAATTTTACAATCTCAGCCGCCGTCGCGTATAACAACAACGCGGGCGCTCTCGATAATCTCGAGAAGTTAGTCATACAGATTCTCGCGGCTATTCCGTCGGGATATATTGTCGGCGACGTATCGCGTCCGTCGATCGTTGCGTTAGGTTCGAGTAATTTACTTATTTCGGATATTGACGTGTCCACTTACTACAAGCAAGAAAACTAGGAGAAAAAAATGCCAACAACAATCGTTACCGGGCGCGACATTACTTTCACTATTGATGGTGATACATACGACGCTCAAGCAACAGCCGCAACCCTTACAATCGAGTCAACGATTAACACTTATCAGACACTTGACGGCAAGGCTTATTTCACTACCGATTCGCAAGGTACTTTCGACGTCGAAATGCTTGCGGACTGGACAGCTGGCGGATCATTAGCCGCTTCGCTATGGAACGCAGCTGATACCGCACCTAATACACCGCTTACAGTCGTGTTCACAGCTGCAAGCGGATCAGTCTTTAACTTTGACGTTCAGCCTATATTCCCAAGCGCTGGCGGCACAGCTCCAGACGCTCAGACTATTTCTCTGAGCTTTACTTGCGTGACAACTCCAACACTATAAGAAATGAGATCGGGAGCAAATGAGACTAAAAATACATATAGAAACGAGTGACGGAAATACTGTAACCACAACAGCGCAACCTCCAGAGTTCGCTAAGTGGGAGCAAAAGACCGGGTACACGATCCAACAAGCTCAGGAAAAGATTGGAATTTCTGACTTAATGTTTTTAGCGTGGAACGCGATTCGACGCGAAGCTGGCGGTAAGCCTGTCAAACCTTACGAAGTATGGTGCGAAATGGTAATTGATATTACAGTCGGAGAAACTGAAAGCCCAAAAGTTACAGCCGAGGAAGCCTAAGTTACTTAATTGTAGAACTGTCAATCGCGACAGGAATTCCAATGAGTGAGTGGGTGGACGCGGCGGATATAATGACAGCGTTAGAAGTATTGGAGAAGCGAAATGGCAGAAAGTAAGGAAGTCGTCCAGTACGACAAAGCCGAACTTCGCGCCATTACGGGAGCGTTCAAAGCCATGGACGCGGAAGCTATTGATCAAGCTAAAACCCAATCTGGAGCGCTTGCTAGTTATTTACAGGGCAAAGTTATTTCGGCAGCTAGTCAATTAAATTCCGCGCCAGTCGCTAGTCGGATCGCTGAGGGTTCTAAAGTCAGTAAGTCGTCAAAAATTGGCGAGGTTGGTTTCGGTTATGCTGGTCAAAAATTTAGCGGCGGCGCTACGACTCAACAATTATGGGGCGGCTCAGAATTTGGATCAAACAAATATAAGCAATTCCCAATTTGGTCAGGATCAACCGGGAGAGGTTCGACGGGTTATTTTATGTATCCAACTTTAAGAGCTGAGCAAAGCTACTTGATAACTGAGTGGGAAAAAGCATTTACTGACATAGTTAATAT